ATACTGTGCGGTATAGCTAGCTCTTGTTCGAGTTTCACCATTCTTCCTAGTGAGAACCATAGAATCAATGTATTCTTTTGAGCTGATATTGATACGCCAGTTCATAGAACCACGCATACCAACGAAACAGTTCATCATCCATTCAAAGGGAGAAACAATCGTATAGTTGAAGTTCCCAATGACGGAATCATTAATGCCGTTAGGGTCTTTACCGTATGGAATAGGGTATCGGCCCATTTTAAAGATCGCTTGACGAAACTGCGACGTTGTATCGGCGTCCAATTGGACACTACGATGGAAACAGTAACGACGCAGTAGTGGGCGAAGGCTTTTAACAGCCTCACCCATATACACCAAGCAAGCCTTATCGACATAATCCTGAGGATCTCCCATACAGTGAACTTCCTTCTCTTCTTGGTCGGTCATATTTTGACCACTCGCAGCGGGCACATCAGCACTCTGCAGTGAGAAGAGGGAGTAAGTGTTTCTCAAATGAACAGGAGACGAAAAACTCAGGTTTGGAGCCCCTCGCACCGAAACCGCCACTGAAACAGTGGACGGAAGAACGGGGGCAGTGAGTCCAGTAAGGACTCGTACAGTCAATACACCATTATCACGGTTAGGGTCATAAGTTGTGACTCCAGCCGGGTTAGATGTCGCGGTTTGAACTGTATATTGGCGAAAACGAGTCTTCAACCAAGCAATAGCCTGGATATAAGGGATTCGTATCTCGAAATCGCGATCCTGAGCAATGTCATACACACGCGAGTATGTCACTGTTTCAGTATTTGTCTCTCCTACAATATTGCGCATGGGATCCCATGAAATCAACAAACGACCACGATGATATTGTGTGCAAATGACCTGGAAACGGAGAATAATATCCCCACGCCAAAACTCAAACAACTGGGCAACATGCGCCATAGGTGTAGAGTGAATAGCGCCTAGGTCTAGTTTCACATTCTGGGGTGAAATTGCAATACTGTAAAGAAGACTTTCAGGAGCGTCAGTGCTAACCCAAACGAAATACTCGAGATGAGATTCTCGAGTGACGATTGATTCCATGCTTAGTTCATCAACACCATCAAGTCCAACTGTGCGTGAATCTACACACAGCTCATTTTTAGGATCCAGAGTAAGTTTCTCAACGGGAGTCGAGAGCTCTGGGCAAGCCATTCCGTGAAACGGCAAATCCTTAAATGGAGAAACATTGGATAACACCGGAGGATTAGACCAACCGAAATAAGAAGCAACGTCAGCTGCAGTCTTAGCCACAAAACTCGTAGCAGTCATGTATGGTCCGATTACCGGTGTATCCGAAAGAGCTCCAGTAGCCGCTGAGATTGCGCTCGCAACTATGGAGATGGGACCCTTACCATATTCATCGGAGCTTCCGGATCCGGAAGCAACTCCCATGGCAGGGGTATGTTCGGTTCTGGCTTTGTAAGTAACATCGCCGGCACCTTGACTACGGGAGACCCGTCCGTCCTTTCTAATCTTAGAATCGGCTTTCTTCTTTGCTGGAACATCACCAGCCTGAAGAGCCAATCCAGTAGTGGGAGCAGCCATCGAGACATTAGAGGCCCAAGCGTAAACTTGGTACTCAATAGACTCGGCGGTCACTCCATTAGAGTTTCGGAGAGGTATTACCGAAGAAAAATTGAGAGCACCCATATCAAGAAAATCCTGACGCGTGCCAATACGCAACCAATTCTTGTGGTAAAAGAAAGGGAGAGTCATTTCTCCACCCTGATTCTCCTGCGGATAAATCCACAGGTGAGGGCGTTGCGACATTGGGATGAGTCGTGAACCGGAAAACTCGTCAATAATGCCACCTCCAAAAGGGACCAAAGGTTTATAGGAGGCAAGCATGTGGCCATAAAAGAAA